TCCAGTTTCCTGGATCCAGAGTCACAGAACTTGTATCTCTTTCTGTTCCCCAAGTAGAAGTGCTCCATGTAGAAGTACTCCAACCATAACCAAGTGTTTGAAAGACTGGTCCAACTTGTACATAAGGATTAACTGTTGCAGCTCCTGCTGCGGTCATACCAGACCCTCCTTCATTTCTTACTGCTTGAACTGTAAACTTATCTGAATTTGCAACTGTTAAAATTTCATAAGCTACTTCTAATTCTGCTGCGGTGTAATCTGATGCTCCAGTGACAGTCACTCCTGATAGAGTTACATATCTTCCAACCTCTAAACCATGTGATCCTTTATTTACTTGTAAAACATTTGAACCATTAACTGTAGTTAATGTACATCCTGTTATAGCTGTATCTAATGGTGTAATATCAAAAAACTGTTCTCCGTAGTATAAAAATAAACCTTGTGAAGTTCCAATAGCTGCATATCTTTCACCGGCTAAAGATGTCCAAGTATGTTGAGCACGTGCCACTCCAGGTAAAGTTTCACCTGCAATAGATAATTGATTCCAGCCACCTATTTTTTCCGGTAGTCCATATCTAAATCTAACAAAATCACCGTCAACCCACTGAGATTCTCCTCCTGAATCTGTGACCATCTTATTAAAACCAGGCTTGAAATTTAATTTTTGTAGCATATAGTGCTCTATATCTTATAAATAAAGAAAATGAAAGCACGATGATAAGTATAATTAATACTAATATTCCAAAAGAAACTAATAAAAGAATTATTAATGAATTGTATACTTTAGATTCATGGTTTTTTGGATGTGATGTAAATATGGCGGATGTCATTAATAAAAAAGACTCAGGGTTTTCAAATACCACCTTTACTGAAACTGGTGTTGGTACTAACAATGATATTTTAAATACTTACGCAAATGTTATTTTTGACATAATTCAAAAAAATTCATTTATGAAATTTAAAAAAATAGTTAGAATATATTGGAATTGGTATCACCCTAATAGTGTCATGAAATATCATGACGATTTTATAGAAGATAATAAATTTTCTGTAGTATATAATCTACATGATAATGATGGAGGCACTAAATTTAAAATTAATAATAAAGTAAAATTCTATAAAGCAAATGAGTCAGAAGCTTTGCTTTTTCCAAGTAAATTGTACCATAAAGGAGTAGCGCCTAAAAAAACTCCTAATAGGTTTTCTTTGAATATAATTCTAGAAATATAAAAACATGATAAAGTTTGATCCATTTACTCATGAAAACATATTCTATGAATATGTGTTAAAAATTACTGATGAAGAAATAAATCAAATTTTAATGTTGGTAAAAAATTCAGATTTACATGAATGTAAAACCACTTTTAATATATTAAACATCTTAAATTTTCCTATATTAAAAAATATAAAAAAACAAATTACAGATATTTTAGATCAACATAAGTTGTTTCTGGGCAACAACTGGGCTCAGTTATACAATACAAATCATGGTCACTCTATTCACGCTCATGTAACTTCTATATATTCTGGAATCCTTTATGTAAAAGGAGAAAATCCTAGTCCAACTATTTTTTATAGTAGAAATTTTGATTCATATAATCATAAATTTAAATCTAATACATTGTTATTATTTCCTTCAATGATTCCTCATGAAGTTAAAACTTTAAAAAAAGACGAGGAGAGATTAATAATATCTTTCAACACTGGAAAAGTTTGTTAATAAAATTATGGATCATTTAGAAGCAATTGTTAAATTAGACAATATAATTGATAAAGATTTTATAAAAAAAATTATACCTTTTATAAATCATAAAGCAAAAAACTATTTAAGCGTTACTGGAGGCTTACATAAAAATATAAGAAATGTAAAAGGTTATCATTTACATACAGAAACTCCTACAAACAATTTTTATTGGAACTACATAAAAAAAGAAATAGAGAGACTATATAGTTTTTACAAAATTAAATTTCCACAAATGGAAAGTTCTATAATTAATCAAATAGATTTATTAAGATATACTGTTGGTGGTAAATATAATGTACATACTGATCATGGCACAGATTCTCCTAGACATTTAAGTATTATAATGAATTTAAATAATGAGTATGAAGGAGGAGATTTAGTTTTTACAGATCAAAAAGAAAAAGAAATTAAAAGATTAAAACTAGATAAAGGATCTATTGTATTTTTTCCAAGTAATTTTATGTATCCACATAGTATTCAACCCATTATAAAAGGAAAAAGATATAGTATAGTTGCATGGCTACAATAAAAAATAAATTAATTAAAAATTTTTTTAGTAAAGAAGAATTAAATATTCTTCAAAAATACTGTTATAACAAACTAGATTCTCATAGAGACCATACAATCGATAATCAATCATTTTCACCTGCATGGTATATAGATCCTTTAATGACTTCCTTGTTGTATGTTAAATTACCTATAGTTGAAAAAGAATCTAAATTAAAATTATTTCCAACTTATACATATTGGAGATATTATGTATATGGAGGATCGCTACGTAAACACGTAGATAGACCTTCTTGTGAAGTATCTATTACCGCATGTATTAAAAAATATGATGACTGGCCAATTATAATTGAAGATAAACAATTTGAATTAAATGAAGGTGATGCTATTATATATAATGGAGTTTTTCAAAAACATGAAAGACCGGGTATATATAAAGGTGAAGGTATGGCACAAGTTTTTTTTCACTATGTAGATAAAGCTGGACATTTCACAGAACATCAATATGATAATTACTTTAAAAAAACAGGAAACAAAGTACACGAAAGAGATTTAAAATGGATGAGATTGAAAAAACCGTTAATATAAATAATTTTATAGGCGTCTACGATAATTATATTAGACCAGAAGAATGCGATAAAGCTATTAAATTATTTGAAGATCAAAATAAATTTAATAATACATTAAATAGAATAGCTTTTGAAAAATCATCTATAATACATAAACAAGATCAACAATATTTTGCAGCACCTAATAATATAGATGTTTGGTGGGAATCATTAAAACCAATGATGTTAAATTTTGATATAGCTTGGAATCATTATGTAAAAAATACAGGTGCAGATCAAGCTTATGAAGAGTCTTTTTATTTTACAGATTTAAAAATACAAAAAACTTTACCCACAGAAGGTTATCATGTTTGGCATATAGAACATGGAAAAGGACATGATAATGAAGCTAGAGCTTTTGTATTTTCTATTTATTTAAATGATGTTGAAGAAGGTGGAGAAACAGAATTCTTACATTTTTCAAAAAGAGTACAGCCTAAAAAAGGTAGAATAGTTATTTGGCCTGCTGCTTTTCCATATTTACACAGAGGTAATCCACCGCTTTCTGGTGAAAAATATATTTTAACGTCTTGGATGATGTTAAAATAATTAAGTTTTTATAAGATACATTATAGTTAGATAAGGCTGCACAACCGAAGTAGCATCCCCAGAAAAATTGGCACTCATATTGTGAGAGTGACCACCACCTGAGCCTGAATTACCTGAACCAGCTGGACTGGCTGTAGGTCCTAAATACGGGTGACTCATTGGTCTATTACTTCTAAAAGCACTATTATTTGGATTCCATCCTTTATTGTGACTATGAGAAGCAAGTTGTGGAGTTGATAAAGTTGCATTGGCTGTACTACCCGCAATGTTTCCAGCGTTTGTTACAGTATTAGCACCACCTGTTGATGCTAAAGCTTTGTTGTTAGATTTTCCAATCGGTACGTTGTCAGATAAGTTAGGAACAAGAAAAGTAGAAGAACCATCACCTGCACCATAAGTTGTTCCTACAATAGCAAATAAAGCAGCATACGTTGATCTTGAAACTGCTTGACCATTACATTCTAGATATCCAGACGGTACCGAAGAATCAGACCAAGGAATAATAGTTGCTGTAGGGATACCTTCAATATCAGTAAGGTTTGCTCCATCGAAATCATATTTTGTTGCTTCGTAATTTGCCATAATTTATCCTAAGTTTTAATAATATATATTATAGTTAAATAAGGTTGTAAAACTGAAACAGCATCACCAGTAAAGTTTGCACTCATATTATGACTGTGTGCACCACCTGAACCAGCATTACCTAAACTAGTATTTGTATTACCGAATGCTGTATACTCTGGGTTATCCTGACCTGGGTTATTATTTTTATTTGGAGGTCTAACAAAAGTATTAGCTCTTGGGTGACTATGAGAAGCAAGTTGTGGAGTTGATAAACTTGCATTAGCTGTACTACCTCCAATGTTTCCAGTAGCTGCTACAGTATTGGCACCACCTGTTGATCCTACTGCTTTGTTATTTGATTTTCCAACCGGTATGTTATCTTGTAAGTCAGGTACATTAAAAGTACTTGAACCATCTCCAGCACCATAAGTTGTACCAACAATTGCAAACAATGCAGAGTAAGTTGATCTTGAAACTGCTGCACCATTACATTCTAAAAAACCTGATGGAACTGAAGAATCAGACCAAGGCACAATAGTTGCTGTAGGAATTCCTTCAATACCTGTAAGGTTTGCTGCGTCGAAATCATATTTTGTTGCTTCGTAGTTTGCCATAATTTATCCTAAGTTTTTATTACGTATATAATTGTTAAATAGGGTTGAATAACTGAAGTTGCATCTCCACTAAAGTTTGCACTCATATTGTGAGAATGTCCTCCACCTGAACCAGCGTTACCTGTAGCTTGACCATTACTAGCTGATGCCTGATATTGGCCAGCATATTGTATTTTTCTTAATCTACCTGGACCTGCAACTACTCCTTGATTGTGACTATGAGAAGCAAGTTGTGGAGTTGATATAGTTGCATTGGCTGTTGAACCTGCAATATTTCCAGTTTTAGCTACAGTATTAGCACCACCTGTTGATGCTAAAGCTTTGTTATTAGATTTACCTACTGGTACATTATCACATAAATCTGGAACATTAAATGTACTTGAGCCATCTCCAGCACCATAAGTTGTACCTACGATTGCAAATAATGCAGCATACGTTGATCTTGAAACTGCTGCTCCATCACATTCTAAAAAACCTGATGGCACTGATGCAGTAGACCATGGTATAATAGTTGCGGTAGGGATACCTTCAATACCGGTAAGATTTGCCCCTGAGTAATCGTATTTTGTTCCTTCGTAATTTGCCATTTTTTCTCCTACGAAGAATATGATGTAGGTCTTGCGCCTAGTCTAGCAATTTTCTCCGATTCTGTTTCGTCTCTAAAAGTTTCTGATCCTTCTGGGTCTTCAATTGATAAAGTATTTTCATCCCAATCTAATTGTAATTTAGATAAGTGAGCTGAGTCCCATCTATTACTAAACTGACTAATGTCACCTAAATCTGCATCTACATAACTACAATGAGGAGTTTGATCTCTGTGTTCTACTTCATCAGAAGTATTAGTAGTGCCATATTGAATAGCCCAAATATTTGCAAATTTTGATTGATTCCAAAAAGCATCATCATCAATTTTGTATCCAACACCTTCATTAGCACCTTCTGCAAAATTTTTAATGATTGCTTTATCTTCAAATACTATTGTCCAATTTCCTTTTGCTGCCATATTATTTCTCCGTGTAAGTCCATCCTGTTGTAGCATCTCCAGAATACACTAATCCAAAAGCTGCACCTTGTGTATTAACTACAAGATCAGCTGCTGAGTTAGCTATATTAGAACCTGCTCTACCAACAGTTAATG